CATCATGCGCATGGCGCGGAAGGCTGGTTTCATGCTCGTGACAGAGAATCCCCACCCGGAGGGGGGTGGCTGGCACGAGTGTTTTGAACAAGATATTGAATACTTCGCCGCCCTTGTCGCTGCAGCCGAGCGCGAGGCGTGTGCGAAGGTGGCGTTTAACGCCAAGACCTACATTGAAGCCGCCGCTGCCATCCGCGCAAGAGGAGAGAAGCAATGAGAGGACATGGATTCAGGAATGTCGTTGCTGAAAATATAAACGCGCTTGCATCACTTTCAAATGCTCAGCACAACATGAGCGTCCAAAAACGCTTGTGTTGGAAGTGCCAAAAAGACAAGTACACCAAGGGCGGGCACATAAAAACATTTGCAGGGGGCCACATGAAGTTTATTTGCAGCGAATGCAAGGAGAAGACATGACCCTCGCCATCATCATCTTCCTGTTAGCCCCCGCAGTCCTGATGCTTGTCACGATCCCGTTCGTGATGATGCTGGCAGAGATTGAAGACCTGTGGCCGAACATCCGCTTCTGGGCGGTGGTTGCAGCAGCATGGGCGGTTGTCTGGTTTGCGGTGAGCTATGGGCACTAATGTTCGGATTAATAAAGTACGAGAGATTTTGAGGGCATCTGACGGGCTGACTGTGGTGCAGATCGCTGAACTTGCCGGCACAGGTACGTCGCACGTTCACCGGATGCTGCACAAATTCCCTGATGCATACATTGACCGCTGGCTCAAGACCGGCAAGCGATTGGCTGCAGTCTGGTGTGTCGTTGTCCCCCCGCCGCATTGCCCCAAGCCCGATAAGAACAAGAAAGCAAAGTAATGGATTTCATTTCCTTCTGCCAGGATCGCGGCATCATCATCCAAGCGCCTCCACCACTGGGAATTTGGAAGCGGTTCCCGACTACCGACCATCCCAAAAAGCGCAACGGCGCGGTCAAGTTCATGGGTGACTATGCCTTTGTCCAGAACCACGCCCTTGAAACTGAAGTGTCGGTCTGGAAAGGTGAGGCCTCCGCTATTAAGCGGGCCGATTACCGGGTGGTGGTCGAGAAAGCTGAATATGAGCGCCAGCGGATGCAGCACGATGCCGCCACTAAAGCCGCGGTCATTCTCAAGTCCTGCATGTTTGGCAATCACCCGTACCTCAAGGCCAAGGGGTTTGAAGATGAGCACGGGAATGTTATGGCCCATGAGGGTAAGCATCTGCTGGTCATCCCCATGCGGGTTGGCCAGCGCCTGGTCGGTTGCCAGCTAATCGATGAAGAGGGCGGGAAGAAGTTTCTGTACGGGCAGACCAGCTCGGGCGCTGAGTTTGTGTTTAACAACAAGGGCCATCACATTCTGTGCGAGGGCTACGCCACGGCCCTATCGGTGCGGGCGGCGCTCAAGCAGCTCAAGCGGCGCTACACGATCCATGTCTGCTTCTCGGCTGGCAACATGAAGAAGATCGCCTCCACATTGGGCGAGGGATTGGTGATTGCCGACAATGATGCGAGTAAGACGGGGGAGAGGGTGGCCAAGGAGATTGGCTGGCCGTACTGGATGAGTGATCGCGAGGGGGAGGATGCGAACGACGCGCATCAGCGCCTGGGGCTGTTTAAGTTCAGTATGGGGTTGACCGGCTCACTGAATATGCTCAGACCGATCTATGGGTAACATGAAGACTACGTCGCCTCCACTATTCTCATTCGTGCAGATCATGTCGCGCAGCACATCCAGCCCCAGGTTGAGGGCTTTCGTGCCCTGACCAAACGAATCAGCGCGGACGCGGAGTTCCCCCTCCTCGTCCTCGATGATGTAAATGGCGAACGTGCTACGCATACAGGATTGTCGCCTCAGTGCTGGCCTGGGGCAACTGGCATCTGGTCGGTTTCTACTTCTTCAATGAACTCGATGTCCCATGCGGCATCCTCGTGGCGGTAGTCGCCACGCTCAATCTCCTCCCACGCCAGCGCCTTGGCAGCGTCTTCGTTCTCTGCCTCGATGGTCAGCACGATGTAGCTCGTGCGGCGCAGTTCAATTTCATAGGTCTTCTTCATTTGTTTTCTCCTTCGGTTAGTTTCTCTTCTAGCTCGCGATCACGCTGTTCGTCGCGGCGCTCCTCGGCCCACCGGGTGAGGCGTGCGTCTGCCTCCTCGTAGGTGTCGCCGTCTTCCATTAATTCCTTAATCGTGTATCTCATTGGTCGCTCCAGTGTTTCATCTTGGGATTGAAGTCGTCGATGGTGTAGTCACGCAGCAGTTTGCCCCTCGGCTCGGGGAACTCAGGCTCGGGCGGCTCCTCGTCTTCTAATTGTTTGGCGTGGACGTAAGCCCGCATCGCCGCCTCGAGTGCGGTTGCGCCGTGTACTTCTAGCTCGTTGCTTGGATGCACCGCCCACCATGTAGTGCTCCCGTAGTTTTGGGAAATGGTGATGCCCTCGCGCTCGATGATGGGGCCGGCTTCAGCCCAGGTAAATTTAAGTTCGTTCATGCTGCCACCAGTTTCGGCCCGCGGGCGAAGTCGATGTAGATTTCAAGCGCCTCCGCAAACGGCATCAGGTTTAGGATCTTGTCGCTCTTGAGCTTTGCTGGCAGCTCCGGGTGAGCTAGCCAGCTAATCAATTGCGCGGGCGCTAGCTTCTTGGTGGACATAACCTTATCGTCACGCACAAACAGAATGTAGCTCTTGAAGTTGCGCTTTAGGTCGCTTTGATATAGGTGCTCCATCACCAGCTCGTGGATGATGTCGTCCGCGACCAGCGGCATCTCCCCCCTTTCCTCGCCGTTCCCGTTGTCGTAGATCACCACTGTAGGCGGGAGCGTTGCCGCGTATTGCTGCAACGTCTGCTCGACTGAGTGAGGGTGATAGAAGTTTGGGCCGCCCGATCCATCATTGCGGACAGTGCCAACTCTCTTGCCGTCGATGTAGACCGACGCATCAAAGCAGTTGGTTTCCTGGCTAGCCCACTCTGCGTACTTCACATTCTTGATTTCTACTTTCATGGTGTGCCTCACTTCATGGAAAATTTAAGTTTCTTACCGCGGATCCACTCGAGCCCACGGGGGGTCTGAGTGTGGTCTGGTTCTTGTTTGGGGCCGCCGTCCTCCACTATCGAGTCTGCGTCGCGGTCATACAAATACCAGTTGTCGTTATCAATTGAAGAGCGAGTCACGTCGTGCGCCTCGCCTGTTCTGGGGTCGATGATTACCATTGGGCATACTTGTCGAAAGCGCGGTTGTATTCCGCGTGGTTTTTGAATGGGCCGTGCTTGAGGCAATAGTCGATAAATTCATCCGACATAAACCAGCCCTGCGCCCGCTCGTCGTGGCTTGGCCCCACTTCGTCGTATTTCTCGCCGTTGTAGTCGTCGCGCAAAATAAACTTCACTTTCTCCCATACCCATTTCCCGTCAATCTCGCGCACGTCCTGGCCATTGACATTTCCGTATCCGTCATAGTCCCCGATGACCACGGAGCCATTGGGCAACAGCGCCGCCACTATCGACAGTTGGGGCACTCCGCGCTCACTCGCCAGCACGGGTAGGTGCGTCTTCGCGCACGTTTTGGAAAAGAAACCCATAAAAAATTCTCCTTGGTTGAGAAAAAAAACAGAATAAAGCGCCGCCACTATTGAGTCAGTCACCTACGCGACAGGCGTGCCTCGGCGCGGCCGCGCTCGATCAGGCGGCGGGCTTGCGTCGGATCGGCGGCGGTTGCCAGCAGTGCCCGCGCCACCTGGGCGGCGGCTCGGCGCTGTGCCTCAGTGCGGGCACGCTCGAACCGATACCCGGCGCGGATGTAATCGGCTTCAGGCATTGCAGCACCCGCAACAGGGGGCATCCTCGCAGCGGCCGGCTTTGTTGCGGTAGTACTCGCGGCCTCCGCTATTCCAAACGTGCGAGACGCTGCGCTTAAGTGAACGGCGCAAATAGCGGCCGGCGCTGGCGGCGGCTTCGGGGTCTGCGGCGGCTAGTTCGGGGTCAAGCTGTGCGGCCAGGGCTTCGTCGGGGTCGATGTAGTGGTGCATGGTTTTATCCTTTTGCAATTTGAATAACTCGGCGCTGGTGGCCTCGGGCGTGGTCTTGAATCACGATATCGCGGGCGGCTTTGCTAGTGCCACCGCACAGCAGACAATCGGCGCATTGCGTGCGGGCCCCTGCCTCCTTCGAGGCGGGACAAGTAACTTCCCCTTGCTGTTTGTCCGGGCCGACAGTCACGCGGAAAACGCGCATCCCGTGAAGGTTCGCAAGCGCGGCCTCGTCTAGGGTGTCTGCGCTGGCCATGACTAAACCGCGCCATGCGTCAAAGTCAAAGCCCGGCCTCTGCCATTGGTGGCTGTAGCCTGTGTGCCCTTCGGCGAATTGAATCAGGGCGTGCCATAGGCCAGGGCGGGCGGCTGCGGGGTCACCATACGAGCCGATTCGGACGCGTCTGCCAGCGATTAGGATGGCGGCTACCTCGGGATCGACTCGCGGATAGGATCCGCGCCGGTAGGCGTTCCAGATAGCGGCAGGGGCGCGGCCGGTGTCAACGTAGCATGGCGGCTTATCAAGCTGGGCGGCAAGTGTCGGGCGGTGCTGGCAATTTCCGCAAATACTCTCATCGTCTCCGGATCGGACGGCTTCCACGGGGTGAACGTCTGCGCGGAGAATCCACGTCTGCAACATCTGCCCGGTTTTGCGATTCTTGCTCGGCTTGAGTCCGGTAAGAATCACCACAATCGGCGCGCCGTCGATCTCGCTGGGGCCTTCGTAAATGATAAAGCCGGTCATTGCAGTCCCTTTAGTTTGTCTTCGTGCAGTTCAATCACCCGATAGCCGAGGGCGCGGATGTGCTCTAGTGCCTCAAAGGTGAGCGTTTTCGTGCGGGCGATTCGGGAAAATTTGCGGGCGGTTTCGCACGCGGGGTAAATGGTCAGTGACCCGTAAATATTGCGGACAGTGATTTTTATTTCCATGATGGGCGTTTAGTTAAGTTCGAGGGGGTACTGAGCGGCCGGGAGCGGGATGGCGCGGGCTATCCATGCGTCATCGGGCACCGGTTCTAGGTCTAGAATTTCGTGCTCCTGGGCGGCTTTGGCGATCGCGTCGGCGCTGCTAGCGGCGTGGATCAATCGGAGCGGGGCTCCCGGTGCGGAGACTAAAAAGGGGCGGGTCATGCTGTGATCCTTTGGAAAACCTCTAGCGCCTGTTCGCGGGCTTCGCGTTCGGCTTCAGTCAGAACAAACCCGGCCGCGATATCAGCGTCAACAGTCACGCGCAGCAGCTGGTCAAGCGCGGCGTAAAGGGCCGGAGCGTTCGCGATAAGGCGGGCGTTTGCCTCGCCCATGGGGGACGGGTCACATATGGCGTATCCCTCGTCGTCAACTATGGCGCGGTAGCCGATAGCGTGATTAGGCACGTCGTACACAATGAACCAGGGCGCGGGTGAGTGGCTCATGCGGTCACCCCTTCGTCTTGCAGCGCTGCCAGCACAGCGGCTGCGTCCTGCAAATCCACAATCTGCCGGGCGTAGGTGTCGGCGCGGCGGTTCAACTCGGCGCGGTAGTGCCCGAGCCCGTCAAAAGTGCCGAGCCATTTGTAAAAATCCGCGCTCGCTTGTTCGCGGGTGCGGCGGCATTCCTCGAGCTTCGGCCGGTAGACTATCCCGCCTGTCAAGTCGAAAAGTACGGCGCGGAAACCGCGTCGGCTGTTTTGATAGTCCAGGGCGCACGATTCAACGATCAGAAAAAAAGCGCCGCAGCTAACGGGGCGGGCCGACAGAATGCGTGCTTTATGAAAGCGCAGCGTCTGGGTGTCGGCGTAGTACGTGCGGCCACCTAAATTCTCTTGGGCGTTGTCTAGCGGGTGCTGGCGGCGCTCGGTGAAGGGCGACGTTTGCAAAGTCTGGGCGATATGGCGGGCGGTTTCGGTATTCATGGTTGCATACTCCAAAAGTAAAGGACAAAAGGCGCGGCCAGAATGGCGGCGACGATGAGGGCAGCGGCGGTGTCTCTGTAGTGCATGGTCAAAAAATCAGGGCGTTAAAAATTGCTGCCAGCATCCAGGCGGCGGGCGGCACAGCGACCAGGGCCAGGACAAAAACGATCAATCCTTCGGCTTCGTCCTGGCGGGCGGGTTTCTTGGTGGGGATTTTGTAGAGGGGCATGGTGGTGTCCTAGTTAGTCCAACGGGGCAGGGCGCGGCAAGCTGCATCACCGGGGACATGGCGCTCGATGATTTCCGGGGTGATGCCGTGAAGGCGGAGCGCGTGCATAAAGTTGCCCGCGTCGCAGTCTTCCTCGAGATAGGCTAGGTCGGCGGCGTGGTCGATGAAGCTGTAGCGTGACGGGGTGCATCCGAGTTGGCGCACCAGGGCGGCGGGGGCGATCAGCCATCCGTGGCCGGGGTCTTGCAGATAGGTCAGTTGCATTGCGGTTTCTCCTGGGGTTAGGCGGCTTGGTCGAATTCGGGGTCAATCACAATGCCAGCGGCACGCAGGGCACGCACCACGGGGGCGGGCAGGTAATAGCTGCCGTCATAGTCCACCAGCGCGAGCGGGAGTTGATCGGCTGCCCGGACGGGGGCGGGCTCAAACCAGAGTCCGCCACCTTCCGATCCGTGGCGGTGTTCCCAATACCCGTAACGGGCGGCCGTGTCGATTTGGACAATGCCAGCATCCGGGGCGTCCCCGTAGGGGCGCAGGGTCACGTTGTATTTAAAAGTCATGATGGGTTTCTCCTGGTGGGTTAGTAGCAAGTTGCGAAAGGGGGTTAATGGGAGCAGCTAACGGGGGCCATCATGCGACCAGGCGAACCCCTTGTCAGTCACATAGGCGACAGGCAATAGCCCGAGTTGTCGCATAGGTGACAATTCCGGATTTGTTCCGTATGATCGGGCCGGTTCAACTAGCCCGAAGGGCAACAGCAAATGAAGCTTTCCCGTAAGCAAGTTAAAGAGGCACTCCAGACAGTGCCAATAGACCAGGTGTTAGGCGTTCCCGGTCAACTTACCCATAAACAGAAGACGTTCGCACGTTTAGTTGCCAGCGGTGAGACGGGAGCGGGAGCCTATCGCAAGGCATACGACAGCACGGGTAAGCCGAAGACCCAGGGCGATCACGCATCAAGGCTCAAGGCCGATGACAGAATCCGGGCAGAGATAGAAGCGTACAGGCTAGCCAATCAGGCTGCGGCATATCGAACGCCCCAACAATTGAGGGACTTGGTCATCCATTCCCTGACTCAAGTCATCATCGATCCCGAGACAAATGCAGCGCAGCGCATCCAAGCGGCTAAGGTTCTGGGCACAGTGACCGAGGTAGCGGCATTCACCGAGCGACGCGAAGTGACGCATGTTAAGAGCGCGACGGATGCGAAGGCGCAGCTAATGCAGCGACTGCGCGAACTGATGACTAGCGGTGCGTCTGATGTAGATGTGCGCGAGGTGAGCGCACTAGAGCGAGAGCTTGACCCCAGTGCGGCTGTCGATGCGCCCGAGGGCGACCCCGCGACCCCCACCCCCCGCGACGCCGTTTGGAGTCCCACCCAAGCCATACATACTATTCCACACCCCCAATCAGTTTCAGAATCGGAAGACCCCCTCCCCCCTGCTGAAGACGATCTGGAGGCTGAGCTGCGAAATGTGGGAAACCCCCCGGTTGATGGTACCTGAGTGGAACTTGTTCCAGACAGCAAAGTAATAACGAACGATGTCTTTACTACTTTCCAAGCTGGAACAAGTTCCAGTGGTTGAGATTGACCGTGAGATGGCCAGGAGAGTGAGGGTCAGTTATGAACAATGTTTGGAGAAAATTGTGAGCCCGGCGCAAAGGGAAGTGTTCATTATTGTGGATGAGTGGTGGAAGAAGTATGGCTTTAGCCCTACTTTGAGGAACATTGCGTATGTGAGGGGTAAGGCTGGAATTGGGAACACGAAGGAGATTGTGGACCGGCTGGTGAAGTTGGGGGTGTTGAAGAAGGTGAAGGGCAGGAGGAGTATTCGCCCGGTGTATGTGAACTTTAGGGATGTGCAGTGATGCAGTTAAAGGATGATGAGTTGGCTCGGGCGTTGGAGGGGTTGGACCCTTCGATGTATGAGAAGTTAGCGGCCGAGGTGATGGATTACCAGATGGCCGTGGAGAGGGAGCGTGCCCAGAGTCGGTTCATGGAGTATGTCAAGCAGATGTGGCCGGGGTTTGTGCATGGCCGGCATCATGCGTTGATGGCCAAGAAGTTTGAAAAAATTGCGGATGGCACCCTGAAGAGGGTGATTATTAATATGCCCCCGCGGCATACGAAGAGTGAGTTTGCTTCTTACTTGTTGCCCAGTTGGTTTTTGGGGCGGTTTCCGCACAAGAAGGTGATTCAGTGCTCGAACACGGCTGAGCTGGCGGTTGGGTTTGGCCGAAAGGTCAGGAACTTGGTTGGTTCTGAGCAGTATGCGAAGGTGTTTACGGACGTGTCTTTGAGGCAGGACTCGAAGGCGGCTGGGCGCTGGGCGACGAATAAGGGTGGGGAGTATTTTGCTATTGGTGTGGGTGGTACTGTGACGGGTAAGGGTGCGGATTTGCTCATCATTGATGACCCGCACAGTGAGCAGGAGGCTGCTTTAGCGGCTGGAAACTCAGAGGTTTACCAGAAAGTGTATGAGTGGTACACGTCCGGCCCGCGCCAGCGTCTACAGCCTGGTGGTTCTATTGTGATTGTGATGACCAGGTGGGCTGAAGGGGACTTGACTGGCCGGGTTTTGGCCGATTCGATGAAGCGGGAGAAGGGTGAAGAGTGGGAAGTGATTGAATTGCCGGCGATTTTGCCGTCGGGCAAGCCACTTTGGCCTGAATTTTGGAGTTTGGAGGAGCTTTCTGCCCTGAAAGAGGAATTGCCGGTTGGAAAGTGGAATGCCCAGTACCAGCAGCACCCAACTGGCGAGGAAGGAGCGCTGGTTAAGAGGGAGTGGTGGAAGATGTGGGAGGGGAAAACGGCTCCTGCGTGTGAATTCATCATTCAAAGCTGGGATACGGCGTTCACCAAGAGTGAGAGAAGTGACTTTTCTGCGTGTACGACGTGGGGGGTGTTCTATTTGGACGAGGACAGGAACAATCCGAACATTATTTTGCTGGATGCGTTCCAGGAGCGGATGGAATTTCCCGAGTTGAAGGCCAAAGCGCAGGAGTTGTACCAAGAGTGGCAGCCTGATGCGTGTGTGATTGAGGCGAAAGCGGCTGGAGCCCCGTTGGTTTTTGAGTTGCGGCGCATGGGGATACTGGTCTCTGAGTACACCCCGGTTCGCGGCAACGATAAGTTCGTTCGATTGAACTCGGTGACTGATTTATTCAGGTCGGGTAAAGTGTGGGCTCCTGATATGAGGTGGGCGCACGAAGTAATTGAGCAGATGGCTGCGTTTCCGAATGCGCAGCATGACGACTTGGTGGACTCCAGCACTCAGGCTTTGATTAGATTCAGGCAGGGTGGGTTTTTAAGGTTGGATACGGACGAGCCGGACGAGCCGGTTTATCGACGGGCGCATGCCTATTACTAAGGACACGACATGTCTATTGAAAAATCTTTGTACGCGGCCCCTGAGGGGATTGACCAGCTAGCACCTCAGATTGAAATTGAGATTGAGGATCCGGAATCGGTCACTATCGGGATAAATGGGCTGGAAATTGAGATTGAGCCGGCAGAACCGACGGCACTTGATTTCAATGCCAACTTGGCTGATTACATGAGCGAGCAGGAGCTAGAGCGTATTGCTGGCGAACTGCTTGGGGATTTCAATGACGATGTGTCTAGCCGCAAAGACTGGATCCAGGCGTATGTGGACGGGCTGGAGTTGCTGGGGCTAAAGATTGAAGAGCGGGCAGAGCCGTGGGAAGGGGCTTGCGGGGTGTATCACCCGCTGATGTCTGAGGCTTTGGTGAAGTTCCAGAGCGAGACGATGATGGCCACGTTCCCTGCGCAAGGCCCGGTCAAGACTCAGATCATCGGGCGTGAGACGCCGGAGAAGAAAGAGTCGGCAAAGCGCGTTGAAGACGATATGAATTACCAGCTCACGGACGTAATGAAAGAGTACCGTCCTGAGCATGAGCGGATGCTGTGGGGCTTGGGTCTTTCGGGCAATGCGTTCAAGAAGGTCTACTACGACCCGCACATGCAGCGTCAAGTTAGCGTGTTTGTGCCCGCGGAAGATATTGTTGTGCCGTATGGCGCATCGGATCTGGAGTCGGCAGAGCGTGTGACGCATGTGATGCGCAAGACTGAGAATGAACTCAAGCGCCTGCAATATGCTGGGTTCTACCGGGACATTGACCTGGGCGAGCCGGCAAATATTTTGGATGAGGTGGAAAAGAAGATTGCGGAGAAGCTAGGTTTTAGGGCTACTTCAGATGACCGCTATAAGGTCTTGGAGATGCACGTTGACCTGGACCTGCCGGGGTTTGAGCATGAAGACGACGGTGAAGCTACTGGTATTGGCTTGCCGTATGTGGTCAGTATTGAGAAGGGTTCGGGCAAGATTTTGGCGATTCGTCGCAACTGGGAGCCCGACGATGAGACGTATCAGAAGCGCCAGCACTTCGTGCATTACGGGTACGTCCCTGGCTTTGGCTTTTATTGTTTTGGCCTGATCCACCTGGTCGGGGCTTTTGCCAAGTCGGGTACTTCGCTGATTCGCCAGTTGGTTGATGCAGGCACGTTGTCTAACTTGCCGGGCGGCTTCAAGGCACGCGGCTTGCGGATTAAAGGTGATGACACCCCGATCTCTCCTGGAGAGTTCCGGGATGTAGACGTTCCCGCGGGCACGATCAAAGACAACCTGATGGCGCTTCCTTATAAGGAGCCCAGCCAAACGCTTGCGCAGCTGCTCAACACGATTGTTGAAGATGGCCGCCGAGTGGCAAACATGGCTGATCTTCAGATCAGTGACATGTCCTCCCAGGCTCCGGTGGGCAATACGCTTGCGATTCTTGAGCGGACTCTCAAGACGATGAGCGCGGTGCAGGCTCGCATTCATTACTCCATGAAGCAAGAGCTGGGTCTGCTCAAGGAGATCATTGCGGCATACACCCCTGAGGAGTACGCCTACGAGCCTGAGCAAGGCAACCGTCGCGCCAAAAAGTCTGACTATGACGATGTGTATGTGATTCCGGTCAGCGACCCGAACGCATCCACGATGGCACAAAAGATCGTTCAGTACCAGGCGGTCTTCCAGTTGGCACAGGCGTCTCCCAATCTATACAACATGCCGCTGCTGCATCGGCAGATGTTGAACGTCTTGGGGATCAAAGACGCGGCAAAGCTGGTGCCGATGGAGGAAGATCAGAAACCGACGGATCCGGTGACGGAAAACCAGGATGTACTGATGTTCAAGCCGGTCAAGGCGTTTGCGTATCAAGATCACAAGGCGCATATCACGGTGCATATGTCTGCCATGCAGGATCCCCTGATTCAGCAAATCTTGCAGAACAACCCGATGGCGCAGCAAATGCAAGCGGCCATGATGGCTCATATTAATGAGCATCTGGGATTCCAATACCGGGTTGAGATGCAAGAGCAGCTTGGCATGGCGTTGCCCCCGCAGAAGGATGAAAGCGGTGAGCCTATGCCCATGCCCCCGGAAGTCGAGGCTCGCTTGGCGCCTATGCTGGCTCAAGCTGCAACGCAACTGCTGGCTAAAAACCAGGCTCAAGCGGCGCAGCAGCAAGCCCAGCAGCAAGCGCAAGATCCTCTGTTGCAGATTCAAATGCAAGAGCTTCAGCTCAAAGCGCAAGAGCAGCAGCGTAAGGCAGCAAAAGACCAGGCCGATGCGACTCTCAAGGCGGCTCAACTGCAAGTGGAGCGCGAGCGGATTACTGAGCAGGGCAGAATCTCGAGCGCTGGCCAGCAGATTCAGGCGGTCAAAGCGGTTGCAGAGCTAGAGAATGATCGCAAAAAAGAGATGACCAAAGCTGGGCTTGACGTGCTCAAGACGATGATGGCGGCCCGCCAACAGCCGACAAAAGGTAACCAGTAATGGACGCATTTGACGTACTCACGCAGCAAATTGACGAGAAAGTTGCTCAACTCAAAGACTATATGGCCGAAGGAAAGGCCGAAGGCTATGAGGAGTACAAGAAACTCAGCGGAGAGATTCGGGGTCTGCTCACCGCTAGAGGCTACGCACTAGACCTGAAACAAAGATTGGAGAACTCGGATGACTGAATCCATCCTGCTAGCTACAGACGCTAGCAACCCGCAAGTTGTCGGGGCTTATAGTTTCACTGCTTCGGCAGAGGACAAGGCCAAACAACTGCCGCACCCGACCGGATACAGAATTCTGTGCGCGGTGCCAGAAGTGGAAAAGGAGTTTGAAGGTGACATTGGACTCATCAAGTCTGACGAAACCATTCGTAACGAAGAGACCTTGACCACGGTGCTATGGGTAGTTGAGCTTGGCCCGGATTGCTACAAAGATCCATCCAGGTTCCCGACTGGCCCTTGGTGCAAAAAAGGTGACTTTGTTTTGATTCGTCCGCACTCAGGATCGCGGCTGGTCATTCATGGTCGCGAGTTCCGAATCATCAACGACGACTCGGTCGAAGGCGTGGTTCAAGACCCACGCGGCATTAAACGCAAGTAAGGAGCAGACAAAATGCCTCAAATGGATGAAGACAACTTTAAGTTTCCGGATGAGCAGGAAGCCAAAACGGAAGCTAAAACCCAGGAAGAAGAGTCTATCGAGATAGAAATCGAAGACGACACCCCTGAAGAAGACCGCGGGCGTGCCCCGTTGCCCAAGCCTCTGGTGGAAGAGCTGGACAAGGATGAGCTAGAGCAGTATGACGACAACGTCAAAACCCGGCTCAAGCAAATGCGCAAGGTCTGGCATGACGAGCGCCGGGAAAAAGAGTCTGCTTTGCGCGAACAGCACGAGGCGGTCAACCTGGCACGTAGGCTGTTGGAGGAGAACACTCGAATCCGCAACCTTCTGAATACCGGGGAGCAGGTATTTGCCAGTACGGTGCAGAACGCGGCCAATCTAGAGATGGAGATGGCCAAGAAAGCCTATAAAGAGGCTTACGAATCTGGCGATTCTGACAAGCTTTTGGATGCTACGCAGGCGTTGCAGGAGGCTCAATACAAGCTTCAGCAGGCTAAAACGTTTAAGCCAACGCCTTTACAGCAGCCAGAAATTGATGTACAAACTCCTCAAAACCAGGCGCCACAAGCTCCTCGGCCCGATCACAAAGCATTGGCGTGGCAAGAACGCAATCCTTGGTTCGGGCAAGATGATGAAATGACAGCAGCAGCCTACGGCTTACACGAAAAGCTTAGGAAGTCTGGTGTTACAGTGGGGTCTGATGAATACTATTCTGCGTTGGACAAGACCATGCAGAAGCGATTCCCCGAGGCGTTTGACTTGGAAGAAGAGCAACCAGTCCGCGAACAGGTGCGCACCAAACCCGCAACTGTAGTGGCACCGGCTACACGTAGTACGGCCTCCAACAAGGTCAAACTGCGAGGCAGCCAAGTCCAGTTGGCAAAAAAACTGGGGTTAACGCCGGAACAATACTGGCGTGAGGTAAAGAAATTGGAGTCCCAAAATGGCTGAAAATCGTTTGACAAGAGAACTAGCAACGCGTGAGGTACAGGAGCGTCCTAAGCAGTGGATGCAACCTGAGCTTTTGCCTGAGCCGGACAAACAACCTGGCTATGCATACCGTTGGATTCGCGTCTCGACTTTGAACTCGGCAGACCCCCGTAACCTCTCGGCCAAGCTCCGTGAAGGTTGGGAGCCAGTTCTGATTGAGGAACAACCCAAATTTAAACTGCTAGTCGACCCCGGTTCTCGCTACCGCGATAACGTTGAGGTCGGCGGTCTGTTGCTTTGCAAGACTCCTTCGGAGTTTGTGATGCAGCGTAATACTTTTTACGCCAAGCAAACACAAGCTCAGACGGAGGCTGTGGACAACAGTCTTATGCGTCAGAGCGACCCGCGTATGCCGCTTTTTAAAGAGCGTAAGTCCGCGACTAGCACTGGCAAAGGCGTCTAAAATCTTTTGGAGAAAATAATGGCTTATCCCACTGTCTCGGCCCCCTACGGCCTACAGCCGATCAATTTGATCGGCGGTCAGGTGTACGCCGGTTCGACTCGTCTGCTTCCGATTACCACCAGCGCCGTCAACTACAACACCGCAATTTTTTACGGTGATGTTGTCAAGCAAGTGAACACCGGAACCATCGAAGTTGAAACGGGCACCACGACTGTTTCTGCGCAAGGTATTGTTGGCATCTTTCTGGGATGCACCTTCACCAACCCCGGCACCAAGCAAAAGGTGTTTCAACAGTACTGGCCCGGCTACGCTTCTGGCGTGACCGACGCTCAGGCATATGTTGTGGACGATCCGGACGTGCTGTTCAAAGTCGCTGCTGTGTCCTCGGGCACTACCATCGCTTTTTACGGCCAAACGGTTGTTGGCACTAACGCCGCTCTGGTGCAGAACCCCGGTTCTACCACCACGGGTAACTCGACGATTGCGATTCTGGGTAGCTCGTTTGCTGCCACTGCCTCGCTGCCTATCCGCATTGTGGATGTGGTGCCGGATACGGAAAACGCATCGGGTAACTTCTGCGAGTTCATTTGCAAGTTCAACGCTCCGTATGTGGTTTCGACCACCACGGCTGCTGGTAGCCCGCTTGTGTACACCACCACCAGTACTATGACCGGCGGTCATATGTACAACAACCCGACTGGCGTCTAAGGAGTTAAATCATGGCTATTTCTCGTGCCCAACTACTGAAGGAACTCCTGCCCGGCCTGAACGCTCTGTTTGGTCTGGAGTACGCCAAGTATGGCGAGGAGCATAAAGAGATCTACGAAACCGAAACCTCGGAGCGTAGCTTTGAAGAAGAAACCAAGCTGTCTGGCTTCTCCGCCGCTCCGGTGAAGAACGAAGGCAATGCCATTGCTTATGACAATGCGCAGGAAGCTTGGACTGCTCGCTACAACCACGAAACCATCGCCCTGGGTTTCTCGCTGACCGAAGAGGCCATCGAAGACAACCTGTACGACAGCCTGTC